GCTCAATCCAAATGTCATAGTCAGTGGCAACAAACTCCAACTGACCGAACAAGGAGAACATCCTCTCCTTACCCCTAGTCTTCCACCATCCGGGCTGTGCGGGCGCTCGGTGGCAAATGCCACGGTTGCGCACAGCAACCAACTCATTGTGTATACAATGGCGAGCAACAACAGGCACATACCCGGACACCCCAAGCCCCACATGGAAGGGGCCTTCCGTCGCACGACAATCAACGTCATCAGCATTCTTTGCATGGGGAGCTATGTCTATGCGGCGTATGCGACATTGTGCCCCGTCGCGAGGATCTTTCAACTCGCGACCTTTGGCACAATACGTCTGCAAGGGGCCGATCTGCACAGGGGAACGCTTCCTAAAGAAGGAGAACAGCAGTTCCAACGCATAGCAGATCACGGACAACAAAGGCGAGGTTGCCTTGGCAGCGGGATTCGCGCGCAATTTCAACCAAAGGGCATGTGCCATCACCAAGACGTTCACAACCTTCCCCTTGTTGAAGACTCCTATGCAGTAGACAAAAACGGACGAGCAAAGTCCGGCCACTGGCATGAGCCACCTCTGATTATCAACAAACCAATTCTTCCACTTCCGCTCAACTGCACTCTGAGGCGGGGCGAAAGGATTAACTACCAAATCATTATGGAGGGCAACAGCATGAGCGTGGCTACCCAAACAACCGACAGCCTTAGCTTCGGAGTTGATAGTCCGCAACAACCCAAAGGCGACCATATATGGTATGCAATCAGCACGCTCTAGCGTAGTCAGCCTCGTTGTTTTCAGCCACTGCCTGGCTTGGATAAAGGCATCCGAGTATGTCCGTTGTTCCCTCGGCTTGCCTGCGGCCCACAACGCTATGTGGCCGACTCCTTGTTTAGGGACCAATATCTGTTGGCTATTCACCACACAGTAAAAGCTGTCTCCAGCCGAATACATCTTCGTAATCGGTCCCACGATTGGTTGTAGCTCGCTCGCACGAGGATCTCCTAAACCAACCTGATCCGGTGTTGTGTCACCGTAATAGCTGTCACTAAGAGGGTCTTTCTCAAGACTTTCAGCCAAAACGGTTTTGACCAAGTGGAAGCGCACGACACGACAATCACCTACTTTGGAAACAACGTTCCAACAAAGGGTGTCTGTGCCAACTGCGCTAGCACCTGTGCAGGTCCAATCTGCAGGGTCCTTAACGTAACGGCCCATATGCAAATCATCCTCAACCCACAAACCATCAGAGGACCGCTCCCAACGGACCTCGGGCAACGCACCGGGTGCTACGTGGTGTCCCCCACGCGCAGCTCGATATTCGTACTGTACACTGTAGACCTCAGGCGCGGTATCATACGACAGTAACATAGCCACCTGAAGTGGAGTCCACCTGCCGATAGTGTCGACCAAAACAATCTTGGATCGCATCCAAGGGCGACACACCAAACACCCTGCGCCGGGCGGGCAACCACAATCCGCTTCTACCCCCACGTCATCCGAAGACCGTACGTGGTGTCTAAGAACGCAGTTTGCGAACCTATCCCGCCCTACTATTACAACGCCATCAGAGCCAGCAGACACAGCCTGAACGCAGTAC